GGTGGTAGTATTGGTGGATGGGCGGAAGACCAATATGAATATCAGGATTATGAAAATTTTGATAGTGATTCATTCAACAGAGAAGTTGAAAGACAATTTGATAGTATTTTAGAAAAAATTGAGGATGATGGAACTCAAATTAATGAGTTTATTGATTTAAGAAAACGTATCTTATCTAAATATAAAATGGATACATGGTTTGAATTACCAAAAGATAAATCAATAAAATTCAAAATTAAAAATTTTGATAGAGACGACATGAAAATTGTTGTTCTTCTAAATAAACAATTTAAGTCAGAAAAAACTTTATCTTTAACGGAAGAGCAATTTAATTATTTATTATATCAACCAGAATTATTTGATTTATTTGGTGAAGTGTAAATAATTTTCTATATTTGCTCTATGGAACAAAATTTAGAATTACTTAAAGCCGTTTTGAGCGTGCCTACCGCAACGTATCACGAAGAAAGAATGGTTGAATTTTTGGTTAACTGGTTAACTGAAAATAATATTGAACACTACGTAGACCAATATAATAACGTCTACGCAACAAAACAAGAATCCAAAGAACTTCCTGAAGGTTTTTATTTCCCATGTGTAATTTCACATACGGATACGGTACACGGTCTTAATGATATTAATATCAGTGAAGAAATGTTACCAAACGCCCAAAAAGAAATTAAATTGTCGTACAAGGCGTATGATAATGATGGAGTACCAACAGGTATTGGCGGTGATGATAAATGTGGTGTGTTTGCATGTCTTTCATTATTGAAAGAATTACCATACGTTAAGGCGGCATTCTTTGTATCTGAAGAAACGGGATGTCATGGTTCCATGAAGGCTGATTCATCATTCTTTGAAAATGTTGGTTATGGAATTCAATTCGACGCACCTGAGAACTGGATGATTACAGAAAAATGTTTTGGTCAAGTTTTATTTGATAGAGAAACTGAATTCTTTGACGCTTGTGATGAAGTATTAACTGAAGGAATGGGAAATAGAATGAGATACATGGTTCACCCCTACACTGACGTATATGCGTTAAGAGGTAAGTTTGACTTCTCTTGTATTAACTTCTCAATTGGGTACTACCAATACCACACAAAGCATGAATACGTCGTTGTTGAAGACGTAATGAACGGTATCGAAATGGGTAAGAAAATGATTGATAAACTTGGTCATAAATTACACTACAAAGAAATGGTTGAACATGGTTGGAAATCCAAGTGGGTTTTTTAATTATAAATCGGGTGAGAAATCATCCGATTTTTTTATTTCTTTTTTATTTTAACACAGTTAGGGTATTTTTTACCAAACATGGTCTTCATACCTTTTTGGGTATAACCCTTCCAACATCTTTCAGTTAATTCACTTTCTTTATGTTCACCTTTTTTTACGGGTTCGTTATCATGACCACATTCATGACAGATATATAAGTCATCACCTCCATCGGCAATATCCCATGACCATCCACATTTGTCACAAATTATTTCTTTATCTGTAACGGTTTCTCTGATAACTTTTCTAATTAACTCTCTCATCAAATAAAGTTTTCTAATTTATCTAAATGTCTTTTAATCATCGGGTGGTCTTGAATATCGGTATATTCGCCACCTGATTTTTTTATTTGTTTAATACTATCTATAATCATTTTTAATTGGGATAAAACCATCTTGGAGGTTAACGGATAATTTTCAATATATCCTGATAAACCTAAATTTTCTTTTGCAGTATCAATAGGTAATCCAAGTTTGATTATAAGTTTGGCAATCATCTCTTTCCCAAATCTGTCAGCGTCCATTTCTAAATCCCAATATTGTTTTGCGATTTTTTCAAAATCTTCTAAATCATAATCTGTTAAAGGATTGTCTAATCCCATTCCATTTTTGTCCATTTGTTCTTCATGTCTTATTTCGTGGAATACGGTGTAAATAAAATCACCAAGTGTTGTCATTGCGTTTGGAGAACAAATAATAATTTGGTCTTTGGTTCTTACACCATTAAAACCTGTTGAACAGGAATTAAGAAACTTAACTGTAAAGTTATGGTCTTGAATATAATTCACAACGAACTTCTCAATCACATCAACTTTATCTTTTAAATCGTCAGGAAATTTTGTTTTAAATTTTTCCAATAATTTATTCAAATTTGATTGTGATTTGGGTTCATTATCATGACCACATTTATGACAGATGTATAAGTCATCGCCGCCATCGACAATATCCCATGACCATCCACATTTGTCACAAATTATTTCTTTATCTGTGACAGTTTCAATGATAATTCTCCTGATTAAATCTCTCATCAAGTATAAATATAAAAAAAGGGGGAATAAATTCCCCCTTCCTTAATTATCGTCCTTTCTTTTGGACCACAACATTTTCGTCCACGACTTTGATGACATAAGTCTTACCCTCAATCATATTACCCGTTAGAACTTCTTCGGACAATAGGTCTTCAACCTTGTCCTGAATAGCTCTTTTTAATGGACGAGCTCCGTACAATTCATCGTACCCAATCTTAGCCAAGTATTCGACCAAAGATTCTTCGTAAGTGATTTTGTACTTCATGTCTACAAGACGAGTCATCAACCTCTTCAACTCGATGTCTGTAATCTTCTTAATGTCTTCTTGACCCAACGAGTTGAATACAATAGTATCATCAATACGATTAATGAACTCAGGTGAGAAGAAATTTTTCATTTCCTTCATCAACATTTGTTTCTTAGCTTCTTCATTACTATATGAATTACTTGAGAAACCAATACCTGTTCCAAAGTCTTGTAGTTTTTTAACCCCCAAGTTTGATGTCAAGATAATCAAGGTATTCTTGAAATTAATCTTACGACCCAAACTGTCGGTTACGTGACCATCATCCAAAATTTGAAGTAGGATGGTGAACACATCTTTGTGAGCCTTTTCAACCTCATCGAATAGGATTACAGAGTAAGGTTTGTTTTTAACTTTCTCAGTCAACAATCCACCTTCTTCATAACCTACGTATCCTGGAGGGGCTCCAACCAATTTAGATACTGTGTGTTTCTCTTGGTATTCAGACATGTCGACACGAATGAGAGCATCTTCGGAGCCGAACATTTCTTTTGCCAATTGTTTCGCCAAATAGGTCTTACCAACACCTGTTGAACCCAAGAACACGAATGACCCGATTGGACGATTAGGGTCTTTGATACCCAAACGATTTCTTTTGATTGCCTTTGCAATCTTAACCACCGCATTGTTTTGACCGATAACTTTGTCAATCAAAGTTTTGTCCAAGTCCAACAAAGCTTTGGTGTCATCCACACTCATTTTACTTACAGGGATTTTTGTCATGTTTGATACAACATCATAAACATGTTCCAATAAGATGAGTTGTTTTTCTTTGGATAACTTTTCCTCAAACTTAATTTTTTCTTGGTCCAACTTTAACAACAACTTTTTCTCTTTGTCTCTAAGTTCTGCCGCTTGTTCGTAGTTTTGTTTTTTAACCACTTCCATTTTTTGAACTTTAATTTCTGCGGCCTTTTTCTTCAACTCCTCAATTGCTTCAGGAGTCTTTAACTCGGTCTGCATTCTCGCCCCAACCTCATCCAAGATGTCAAACGCTTTATCAGGGAACTCACGGTCCGTGATATAACGGTCTGCCAACTTAACACAAGTCTCGATTACCTCATCACTGTAATTCACCTTGTGGAAATCTTCGTATTTGTCACGAACATTCTTAAGGATTTGGATTGTTTCATCAACTGACGATGGTTCAACTACAACCTTTTGGAAACGTCGTTCCAAGGCTCCATCTTTTTCAATGTTTTTACGGAACTCATCTAATGTGGTTGCTCCGATACATTGAACTTCCCCACGTGCCAATGCGGGTTTGAAGATGTTTGAACCATCCATCGAACCTGAAGAGTTTCCTGAACCTACCAAGGTGTGAATCTCGTCGATGAATACGATGATGTTTGGGTTCGCCTGAAGTTCTTCAATAATCACTTTCATACGTTCCTCAAACTGACCACGGTATTTGGTACCAGCAACAACTGATGTAAGGTCAAGATTGACGATACGTTTGTCAATCAAATTACGAGGACAATCACCGTTTACAATTTTAATTGCCAATCCTTCGACTAATGCTGTTTTACCACAACCAGGTTCTCCAAGGATAATCGGGTTATTTTTCTTTCTACGAGAAAGGATTTGAGCAATCCTTAAAATTTCTCGGTCACGACCAATAACGGGGTCAAGTTTACCAGCTTCGGCTAGTTTAATCAAATCTCTACTGAAATTGTCTAACACGGGTGTGTTTGATTCTCCTGATGATTTAGTTTTTTTGTTCATCATTTTGTCGTCGTCGTCCATTAAATCGTTCATGTTTTTAAATTGTTTTACAAATTAACGTCAAATTTCATACATATCCAAATATTTTGACAAATTGTCATGAAAATAATTATTATCTGACATTTTGTCATGGACTAACTAATTTTTTTGTCCTATATTTATCATGGTATGAAACTTGACTACAACAAAGATAATTAATAAATTTAAATAAAACAAAAAAATATGTTCGGAAACAGAAGAAACAATTTTAACTTTGACGACCTGATGGCTCGTTACGAAAAAATGATGAAGGAATTCAATAACCTTGATTGGAAAACAAATAGTTATGAATCTCCTGATGGAAATTACAAGTACACTAGTTATGTAAAAGTGTTCGACTTGTCAGATATTTTTGATGAAAATAAGTCAAAAGAAATGAGTAAATCGGAATACCTTAACATCAAACTTGAAAGAGCAATCGAAATGGAAGATTTCGAAGAAGCGGTTAAGTTAAGAGACCAAATTAAAAACTTGGAAACTAATCAAGAAGAAATTCAAAAACTTGAACTAGAGTTAAAAGAATCAATCAAAGAACAGAACTTTGAAAAGTCTATTGAGATTAGAGACCAATTAAGAAAATTAAGGTCTTAACATAAAAACCCTCATCAAATGGTGGGGGTTTTATATTTATAATCATGAAACCATATGAAAAGTTCTTGGAAGACTCATTTACGTTAAGGGAAATACTTAACACGTATCTTGAATTGAGACAACATTTCCAAGAGTTGGGGTTTAGTGAGCCACAACTAGAAAAACCGCCATCTTATACTCCAACCATGATGAGATTATTTCATAAATTTGGTGATGCTAGAGACACTTTACTTAATGATGTAAACTCTTATGGTTTTGATATGAGTTTTGATGAGCTAACCGCTTATCTAACACCATTACTAAAAAAGATAAACGAACTAACACCACTTAAAGAAAATGGCTATCATAAAAGAAGTAATCGATGGGACGAAGATTAAAAACGAAATTAAATCTTCAAATATTAAATCTGCAGAATACGACACAGAGACAAAAGATTTGGTCGTAGAATTCAATAACGGGGCAAAATATAAGTACAACAACGTACCTCACCAAGTATATACAAAGTTCAGATTGGCGGAATCTCAAGGTAAATTTTTCACTACCGACATCGCAAAACAATATTCATATAAAAAAGTTTAATTAACGGACTATTTATTAAGGATGAATAATTTTCAAAAAATCCTTAGTAGTTTTTCGGTTAAAGACACTTTAAATCCGAAAATTTGGGAAAATCCAAAAAATCCTGACAAGGCGGTTATGATACCAAAGGTCAGAAAGGCTCTTATGCTCATCGCAGAAAAGTTTATTGATTATTTGGGTGATGAGGTTTTTGTTGAAGATATTCACCTTACGGGTTCATTAGCAAATTACAACTGGTCCGAGTTTTCAGATTTTGATTTACACGTAATTGTTGATTTACAACAATACGAAAACCAATCGGAACTATATAAGGAACTATTTAATCTAAAAAAACAAGTGTTTAATGATAAACATGATATTCGAATCTTCGGATATGATGTCGAACTTTATGCTCAAGACGCTGAAGAATCTCATTATAGCTCAGGTGTATATTCCATTATGAATAATGAATGGATATCTGAACCAAAAAAATTCAAAAATAATGTCGACAAAGAAGTCTTAACAAAAAAAATTGAATGTTGGACAGAAAAGATTGATACCGCAATTGATGAAGGTAAAGATTTGGAAAAAATCAAAGAAAAATTAAAGGACTATAGAAAATCGGGATTGGAAAAAGATGGTGAATTGTCTTACGAAAATCTTGTTTTTAAATTCTTAAGAAGGTCGGGTCATATTGAAAAGTTATTTGACACGGCAAACAAAGAAATAGACAAAGAACTATCAGTCGAAAGAACAATTCAAGAATATTCAAATAATTCACATTAATCGTATATTTATTAAGAAAAATTAAATGTCAATATTAATCACAGTACTTGAAGTAGGGGGAAATGTTGTTTTATCTGGAGGTGGAACCGCGAATATTTCATCGTTAGGTGCTCCAAGTAGTACTGGTATCCCACCAGCCTTTTTAAATTTTGGTGAACCACGAGTAATTGTTGGTCCAGCAACAACCGCAGATAGATATAATATAGGGTTTGCAGGACCTGCGTCTCCAAATTTAGGTAATATAGATGGAGTATATGCCCCAAGCTCAACAACAGGACCAAGTATTTTTGGTATTTTGGGTTATGGTGGAATTGGTTCAAATTTATATCTTCCTGAGAATTATGTTTCAGGTGACCCTCTTTTAGGTACATCAACACTTAATGGGGAAAGTTTTTCGTCTTTACAGTTAAACCTTGGTACATATGTATGGACTTGGGGTTCAGGTGCAAATGAGGATTCATTAACAATACGAATTGGGGAACCGTTAGTAACACCAACTCCGACTGTAACATCAACTAATACACCAACAGTAACTAAAACTCCAACTAACACTGCAACACCAACTAATACCGCAAGTGGTGGAGGAGTAACTCCAACTAATACTGCGACCCCAACTAATACACCAACAGTAACTAAAACTCCAACTAACACTGCAACACCAACTAATACCACAACTAATACTGCAACACCAACTAATACTAGTACTCAAACGCAAACACCAAGTAATACACCAACACCAAGTAATACACCTGGTGTATGTAAAACATATCAATTATATGGTGGAACGGGTGACACAACATTTGTCGGTAAAGATTGTAATGGATTTACATTTACAGTTCAAGTTCAGGCTTTTCAAACACTTACGACATGTGCCACAGAAATAATTATAATTCAAGGTAACGGGTCTTATGTTTCAATAGGTTCTTGTCCATTACCAACACCAACACCAACAGTAACACCAACTAATACTGCAACTAATACACCAACACCATCAATAACGGCATCACAAACGCCGACACAAACAGGAACTGCGGCGGTTACGCCAACTCAAACACCAACACAAACTCAAACACCAACACAAACTCAAACAGGGACAGCATCGGTAACGTCAACACCTACACAAACTCAAACTCCTACACAAACAGGAACTCCAACAGGAACTCCAACTGTAACTCCAACTAATACTACAACTCCAACTAATACTACAAGTAATACTCCAACACCAACCAAAACTCCAACACCAACCGTAACTAAAACTCCAACAGGAACTCCAGCTTCAACACCAACACCAACACCTACGTATTGGTTTACAGGATTTTCAGCTGACCAACAATACGCATACACTATTGAAATCTTAGGTGGATTTAGTGGTGGAACAGCTCCTGAAGGAGCAATTGCACCTCACCCAATATTCTTAGATAATGAAGGAATACCAGTACAACAATTAAACGGAATCACATTAGGTGGTTTTAACGGACTAAATAACTAAAAAATAAATAACAAATAATATGGCAGACTTAAAACCAATTGGAAGTGAAAGACTTACAGGCCAAGACAAGATAAATAGAATCATGGAGATTGCAAGATTTAAAGAAGCGGCTCCTAAGACTATAAATGAAAATGCTACTTCGGAGTATTCAATATCTCTTGCAGACGGAAATAATTATCAAATTGTTAAAGAAAGACAAGGATACATTATTAAAAAAACAATCTCTGAATCTGAGACTGACTACATTGAACCAATGAAAAATAGAAAATACTATTCTTCATATTCTCAAGCATTAAAAAGATTAAATCTTGTTGCAGGTGAGTTAAATAGACTTAATGAAAACGAAGAGGGAGTTTCATTATACGGTGAACAAAAAAGATTTACACTAAAAACTCCAAAAGCGGCAGCACCTGAAATGCCTGCGGGACCACCAGCAGAATTACCTGCGGCTCCTCCAGCAGTACCAAGTCCTGAATTACCACCATCACCAATGGGTGGTGAAGAAATGCCTATGGACGACATGGGTGGTGAAGAAATGCCTATGGACGATATGGGTGGTGAAGAAATGGATGTTGATATTGACGTAGATGCTGAAGAAGGTGGAGAAAGTATGGAAGAAAAAATTACTTTCAAAACAATTCAAAAATTGACAGGTAAATTAACTCAAAAAATTAGAACATTAGATAACGAAGATGGTATGACATCTGAAGATGTTAAATATGTTATCAATATGGTATTGTCAGCACTTGATTTGTCTTCATTAAGTGAAGAAGATAAAGAAGATATCATGGCTAAATTTGAGGAAGATGAGACTGAAGAATTTGGTCAAGAGGATGATATGGATGGTGAAGACTTAACTGATGACAGCGAAGTTGAAGATATTCAAGCAGATATGGATGTTCCTGTTGAAGGTTATGAAATGGGTGAAGATTATGATGATAGTCGTTATAGTGAAGATTATGATGAAGATTATGACTCTAAAAATAAAAGAGGTTATTCAAACCACGGAGCAATATTTGATAGTATCTTTGGTGAATCTAAGGTAGATAAAGTAATTTCAAAATATTTTGAAGTATCTAAATCAGAGATTAGAGAACAAAAAGAAAAACAAGTACAAAAACAATTACAAAAAAGAACGGTTGTTAAAACAATTATGGAATCAGTAACAAAAATGACTGAAACTATTGAACAAGAATTAGCGGCTGAAAAATTTGTAAAAGAAAATATAAATTCTAAGTTTATTGGGATTACCAATAAAAAGAACTTAGTTTTTGAAACTAAATCAGGTCAAGTTAAAATTACACCAAACGGAGAAATACTATGAGTTATTTAACTTATGTGAATGGACTTGGTCCAAACTATAAGGGAGATAATTTGTATGAGTTCATTTTTTCAGATAGTTTGGATGTTTGGGGAGAATCTTGGGAAAGTAAACCTTCCAACGGATACCCGACACCACCTGAATTAAAATATATTAAGAAAGTAGGAGTTCTGAGAAATACTGATTTAAAATTGGAATTGATTCAGAACTCCGATTTTTTTTGTATGATAGATGCGATGGACGATGTTGTCGCATTAGCCTGGGAAGACGAAGAGTCAGAAGGACAAAAAAGATTGGTCTTTAGATTTGGTACTCCCGAAAAAGAAATAAAAGATAAACTCTACGAAAGAGATTTAGTTTTAGAATTTGAACAAAAAGTAGTATATGAAAACTAATATAAAAGCACTTCAACTAGTTGAAAAAGGTTTGTCATCTAAGACAATAAGTAACCTTACAGAATCACAAATTGATATCCTTCATAAAAAAATGATTGGAGAACAAGTATCTAATCCTAAAATTGCATCAAAAATTAAAGACCTTGATATCTTAAATCAAAAAGTAGGTGAGGTAGGAACAAAAATGAAAAATATTGGATTGGAAGAGGAAGACGATTTTGATTTAGATGCTGACCAATCATATACAGGACAACAAGGTTCTCACGACGAATATCAAGCGTCTGATGATGGTATGGACGATGACACATCACCTGAAAACCACGATAGTAAAATGATAGGTATGTCCGAAGAAAAAGACGGAGAACCAAACCCATACTCTATTTGTCACGCACAAGTTGGACCTAAAAAGTCAAGAAAATTCGAAAGATGTGTAATGTCTGTAAAAAAACAGTTAAAAGAAGGAAAAAATCCCGTATCTTTGTTTTTAGAAACTCAAATACAAAAAATCGTGGAAAAACATATGCCTCCAAAAATTACAAAAGGTGATTTAGTGAAATACATTTCCGAACAAGGAACTGCACCCGCACCAACAACAAAACCCGCACCAACAACAAAACCTGGTACAAAACCTAATAAAAGACCAAACCCTTTTAAAAATCCAAATCCAGGAGAAAACCCTGCACCAAAGGCAAAAAAAGTTTCGCCTGAAGATGCAAAAGACAAAGTGATTGATGTAATAATGCAACTATTAGAAAAATAATTTATGGCAAAGAAATTAAAAGAACAAATTGATTACGGGACAACTCCTGAAAGAATGGACCCAAATTTAGAAAGAAAATTGGCTAGTCCTGATAGTCTTTACGCAACAAACCCAGCAATGAAAAAAGGTTCTGCGGATGTACAAAGATTAGTTAGTAAAAGATTTCAAAAAGTTGCCGATAAATTACGTCAAGTGACAGGTATTGAAGATTTAAGTTCTCAACAAGTTCAAGGAATGGTTTATCAAGAAATGATGAGAAAACTTCCTAATATCATGAGAATTGAAGCCGCTCACAGAGATGAGTTAATCGAATTGGCGAAAGAAGCATCTTTAGATGATGCTGAAGTTCCTGAAGGAAGATATCAAATCGAGGCTAGTTTAGGTATGCCTGATACAGGTAATTTTAGAATGGAACCTGAAGATGAAGACGAGGAAGATGAAGACGAAGAAGAAGGGGAAGAAAAATTACAATTTCCATCTTTTGACCTTGATGAGTTAACTGACGAAGAAATTTTAGAATTAGAAAAACACAAAAGAAATATTATTAACGCACTTATTCAAGGTGCTGCGAAGAAAGGACATTACCTTTTCCAAAAACCTGAAGTTAAGTCAAGGTTAGATGCTATTGACCCATCTTTATACAGAGATTACTTAGGTATCATGGCAATCAATGATTTCTTATACTTTAGTATGGAACAGATGATTGAACAAATGAGTCAAACAGGTCAAGGTGTTGCAGGTAAAGTTGAATTGGATGATGCTGATGATGAGGGTGACGAAGGAGAAAGTGAAGAACAACCTGACACTAAAATCATTGCAACAGGATTAATTTTCCCAATTCTTTGTCATGAAATTATTAAAGGATTAGAAGAAGCTAAAGGTAGAGCTGGTTTACCATCAGACCCTGGTATGAGAGAAAAAGTGTTAGGTCAAACTGATGTATTATCAAACGAACCAATGCAATTACGTATCGGACCTGAAATTGTTGAAAAAATACGTTTCGCATTACCTGATGATGTTTTTGACCCTCAATATAAAGGATTGATAAATTTTTTCCATGTATTACTATATCAAATAGAGGCCAAAGAATTCTTAGAAATTATAGGAAACGCCATATCTGAAGACACATCTAAAGTAGGTAAAGCTAAAAAACGATTTGAAGAACTTGTTAGAGAAGCTAAACAAATGCAAGATGAGTTTGAAAATTATAAAGAAGAGGAAAATATTGACTCTGAAGATGATGACGATTTAGACGATTTCTTGAGTGGTTTAGGCATAAGCAGACCTAAGTAACATGTGTGAATAAAGAACAACTGATTATAGAGTTAACGAAGTGTATGAGGAATACTCCTTATGCACTTCGAACTTATTTACAGACATACGATAATACCGTATCAAAATACGTCCCATTAGATTTATTCCCCGACCAAGTTAGTTTAATAGAAGACTACGACAAATACAATGAAAACATTGCATTAAAGTATCGTCAGGCGGGTGTATCTACAGTAACCGCAGCTTGGATATCAAAAAAATTGGCATTCGCCCAAAAAAACAAACCTGAAAAAATTCTTATTATTGCCAACAAGTTAGATACATCAATGGAGATGGCTAACAAGGTTAGAGGGTTTACTGAACAATGGCCTGCGTGGGTTGGTATTTCATTCTCAAAAGAAAAAAACTCTCAAAGACACTTTAAACTTAATAATAATTGTGAAGTTAAAGCCGTTGCAACATCAAAAGATGCCTTGAGGGGTTATACACCTACCATTCTTGTATTTGATGAAGCGGCGTTTATCGAAGCAGACTCAGATTTCTGGTCAGCCTGTATGGCGTCCCTATCTACAGGGGGTAAAGTTATCGTTGTATCCACACCAAACGGATATGACCAAATTTATTATGAAATATACGACCAGTCATTAAGAAACATGAACGATTTTAAAATATCTGAAATGTTTTGGTATCGTGACCCAAGATATACAAAAGATTTGTATATGGTTAAAACTCCTGACTTAGTACATTTCTTATTAAATCGTGAAGAATATAGTGATAAAGATATCATTAATTTGTCGATGGACAATCCATACGAAAGAGACCATACCGTTGTAACCGATTATATTGAACAAGGGTACAAACCATGTTCTGCTTGGTTTGAGGGTATGGTTAAGAAGTTAAAGTTTGATAGAAGAAAAGTTGCACAGGAATTAGAATGTGACTTTTTAGGTTCGGGTGATAATGTATTCGAATCTGAATTGATGCAAGAAATATCCAAAAATACTTTACGTGAACCACAAGCCAAACTAATGGGAGTTTCCCTATGGATATTTAAAGAACCTGTAAACGGACATAAGTACGTAATGGGTGTCGATGTATCAAGAGGTGACTCTGAGGACTTCTCGTGTATCCAAATCATTGATTTTGAAACAAGAGAACAGGTATTAGAATATGTTGCCAAGGTTCCACCTGATGTATTAGCAGAAATCGCATATAAATGGGGGACAATGTACAACGCTTATTGTGTTATTGATATCACAGGAGGTATGGGTATTTCTACATCAAGAAAATTACAAGAATTATCATATCAAGGTGGTTTATATGTCGATAATGTCGATACAAGTAATAAGTGGAAATGGGACCCAAAAATTAATGACCGAATACCAGGTATTAACTTTAACTCAAAAAGGGTACAAATTATATCCGCGTTTGAGGAAAATGTTAGACATGGATTTAAAGTATATTCAAGTAGATTATACAATGAAATGAATACGTTTATTTATATTAACGGAAGACCTGACCATCAAAAAGGTCATCACGATGACTGTATTATGGGTGTATCTATGGCGTTATATGTTGCCGAAAAATCATTTCAATCATTAGAAAAAGTTACAAACCATACTAAAGCAATGATTAACTCATGGGCAACCACTGTTAATGAAAACAAAAACTCTTCTGAATTCTTTAATCCAATGGTTCCTCAAATGGGTAGAGATAATGGTATGAATAATAATGGCGCGGCAACTAAAGCTGATTACCAAAAATACGGATGGCTATTTGGTGCCTGATAAGTATTTATATTATCAAAGTAATTAGTAAAATTGTAATATGAGTGAACAAAATCTAACGGTCTGGCAGAGGCTATCGCAAACATTCGGCCCAAATTCACTGTTGAAACAGGATTATCCGACTTTTAAGTTTGATAAAAAAGAACTTCTGCGTACGCCAAATCGTGACGATTATGAGAGAGAAAAACTCCAAGCTCAACAAACATTTTATTTAACAAATCAATGGGCTAAAGTTGAGAATAATTTATACTCTCAAGCAATCTATTATGAACCATCAAGATTGTCTGCTCAATACGATTATGAGTCAATGGAATACACTCCTGAGATTTCTGCGGCATTGGACATTTACTCTGAGGAGTCTACAACAACAAATGAAGATGGTTTTATTTTACAAATTTATTCAGAATCAAAAAGAATTAAATCAGTATTAGCCGATTTATTTAACAACGCCCTTGATATTAATACTAACTTACCAATGTGGACAAGAAACACGTGTAAGTATGGTGATAACTTCGTTTATATGAAATTAGACCCTGAAAAAGGTATTATTGGTTGTCAACAATTACCAACAATTGAAATTGAACGTCATGAGGTTGGAGTTACTGCTAAGATTACTGTTGATATTACACAAGAAAAAGATGAGAATAAAAAGGCTCTTCACTTTACTTGGAAGAATAAAAACATGGAGTTTCAATCATGGGAAATCGCTCACTTTAGATTATTAGGTGATGACAGAAAACTTCCTTACGGTACATCTATGTTGGAAAAGGCTCGACGTATTTGGAAACAGTTATTGTTATCAGAAGATGCGATGTTAATTTACCGTACATCAAGAGCACCTGAAAGAAGGATGTTTAAAGTATTCGTGGGTAACATGAATGATGATGACGTTGAAGCATACGTAAACCGTGTTGCCAACAAATTTAAAAGAGAACAAATTGTTGATGCCAAAACAGGTAATGTTGATATGAGGTTTAACCAAATGGCTGTTGACCAAGATTATTTCATCCCTGTTCGTGACCCTGCAGCTCCAGACCCAATTACAACATTACCAGGAGCAACAAACCTATCAGAGATTGCCGACATTGAATATATTCAAAAGAAATTATTGACAGCTCTTCGTGTTCCAAAGGCGTTCTTAGGATTTGAAGAAGTTGTTGGTGATGGTAAAAACTTATCATTACAAGATATCCGTTTTGCTCGTACAATCAACAGAATTCAAAAATCAATGATTGCCGAGTTAAACAAGATTGCAATTGTTCACTTATTCTTATTAGGATTTGAGGATGAATTACAAAACTTTACATTAGGTTTATCTAACCCATCTACACAAGCAGATTTATTAAAAATTGAC